CCTCCATCACACTTACAGGAGTATTAGATGAAAATCATGTTGTGGCGTTTTTGCTATGCGGGCTCAGGAGTTCTCCACTTCTGTGGTGTTTTCCTGGTCCGTGTCGCGGAACGTTGTGACAAGAAGCTCACTGATACTTTCCGTAAAATGTGGTGAGAGGGGCCCTTTAGACGCGTGAGCGCCGAGCCATCTGGCTCGCCTGCTAAAGAACTGTTGCACTCTTTAACAGGATGGGAGTTTAGTCCCACTTCCCGGTGGTAAGTTCCACCGTTTGCTAATCTATTGAAATTCACATCTATGCCTAACTCCGATACTTTCTCAGCTCAAAACGGAGCTTATACTACATCTTATTTTAACACCTCTGGTGTTCTAACAAGTATGAGTAATGGCTTCGCCCGACTGAATGAGTATACGGTGAAAAGGACTAGCGTGAACACCCCTGGGTTCAAGTTCAATAAGAAACGTCCGAATTGGGCGCTTCCGATGAACGATTACTATGCGTACAGAATTGTACGCTGGTGTCCCAGAGGTAATATGATCCAGAAGTCGAAAGACCCTCGGACCAACCCAAGTAAAATTGTTTACTCGGGATGTCTTGATGGAGTTAGTTTTACTGACTCCAGACAGGACAGATCAATAGATGCAGCGGAAAAGGCTTCCGTAGACGGCATTGCTCGTAACAAGCTTCTCCTCAAGATCAAAGATCAAAAGGTTAACCTTGCGCAAGCTTTTGCTGAACGAAAGATGACTGCAGCCACGATTGCGAATTCTGCAACGCGGATGGCGGACGCTTTAGTGAATCTACGGAAAGGAAATTTCCTTGACGCAGCAAGTGCCCTTGGTATTAAAGTTTCAAAGCGTGCAAACGCTCGCTTTAAGAAGGGGTTTAGGAAGTCCCAGTCCGAAGCTACTGCTAACGGCTGGCTCGAGCTGCAGTATGGGTGGAAGCCTTTACTTAACGACATTTTTGGCGCGGCAGAGCTTTTAGCTCTGTCCAATGCCAAAATTGTTCGCGGTAGGGTTTCCGCCCAGCACTCTGTACAAAGACAGTTCGAAATTAAGAGTTCGAGTGATCGAATTCCCAAGGTCGAATTTGTCCACGTAGAGTACGTACGGAAATACGTATGTTACTTCTCAGCAAGCAACGAAGTTCTCAATGCTTTATCAAGAATGGGTATAACAAACCCTGCATTGATCGCGTGGGAACTACTCCCCTACTCATTCGTGGCAGACTGGTTTATCCCTATTGGTAACTGGATCTCTTCTTTCGATGCAACCTTAGGGTTGGATTTCGAGAAGGGATCCGTAACTACCTTTAGGAGAACCTTTACTAACCAAGTTTGGGCTGGGAAATCCACCGCGGACCCATTCGACACGTTCGAGGGTTATGGTATTGCGAAATGTGAGTATGTAGAGGTTACTCGGAGTAAGTTAACTACTTTCCCGGGTAATTCTCTACCACAGTTCAAAAATCCCGTAAGCTTCGATCATGCAGCGAATGCGATCGCACTTTTAGTTCAACTCTTTAAGAAGTAAATACAATGACCGCAATAGCAGCATTGGTTCTGGCGGATGGTCAAGCGACCCCCGTCAATCACACCTTCAACCCAGTCAATATCGACCAGTCTGGCGTAGCTAAGTGGGCAGATCGTAGCGGCGGTATCGCGCTCGGTTTCCCCCTGATGACCTTTTCGATGCGGAATCCGTCTAAGACGAGCCGCAACTACAAGGTAACTGCTAAGGTGGTAGTACCTGTCCTGGAAGTCACTAGTCCGTCAACTGCGTCGGGTATTCAACCCGCACCGACGTTGGCGTACAACCTGACTGCCTCTCTCGAGATGGTCCTTCCGGAGCGTTCGACGTTAGGCCAGCGTAATGATCTGCTGGCTTATACTAAGAACGCACTGGCGAGCGCAGTTCTTACTGCGGCCGTCCAGTCCTTCGAATCGGTATATTAACCGATCTCTGTTACTTGATCAGTAACATCGGGAATATCACTTCAAATAACATCCTTATAGGAGTTTTTAAATGCAGAACTTACAGTTCACTCTTTGTGTTAGTGATTCTAATCACCCAGATCAACTCTTCTCTTTACATGCCCGCGTCTTCGATAAGAAGACGCTCAAAGCTGTATTAAGAGGTATTGATCATGGAGTTTATGGTCACTACTCGAGGAGGCGCTACTTTCTCATGCCGCTTGGAGAGATCCAATCGGTAACAGCGAATCTTTTGCTGAATGGAGAAGGTCCCACCGTTTTGCGAACTTCGGTGGCAACACCGTTGTTCCCTAATGGTGGGAGGCAGATGAACCCGGTTATTGCTAGGTTCTTCTTTCCTATAGCGCAAGCATTGGTGAAGTGAAGGGCAAGTAATTATGTCTTCTAAGAAGCGTAATGCTGAGTTAGTTAAACTAGCTCAGACCTACCACGTCGCCAGGTCAGATACTGACACAGCAATCAAAGACTTTCTCTCCGCTCTCGATTGTCCTAAATCTCTGGCTGTATGGTTACTCTACGAAAGTGGAGAACACCAGCAGCTTGTTGACCTGGACATTGATCCCCTGGATTATAATGATCCTTGGGAGTTTCGAGATGCTTACTCGGCGTACTGTTTCCTCAGCAAGGCTGACTTTTTCAAGTTGGCAGTGTCAAAGAAGCAGGCTGCGTTTAAAAAGTTCTTTCAATACGAAGAGCTTTGTAAGCAAACTAATAGTCGTTTCAGGAATCTTTCTTTAGATCCGAATTACCACGGATCTAACGTCTGGCTGCTTAATGCAACCATTCGGAAAGTAGAGGATATCCTGGGCGACTATGAACCGGAAGAGTTTGTCGAGATGGCTGATTGGGGCCCTGGCGTGACCACCTTGTTAAAAGGTGAGCACGTCTCGGCGGTCAACAAGTTCCATTTAGAAAATGGAATAACACGTGATTTGTACTCCCTCGTAGGCAGTTGGTTTCCAGCTGCTTACCCCCGGTGGCATGAACATTTGACGGCCAGTTTTGGCGAATCTTGTTTCAATCCACAGGTAGGGAACTCTATAGTCACTGTGCCTAAGAATTCGAAAACGGATCATGTTATTGCCGTTGAGCCAGGAGTAAATCTCTGGTTTCAAAAGTCAATTGGCACAATGATCCGTCGACGTCTTCAAAGGCGGGGAGTCGACCTGAATCATCAGGACAGGAACCAGCAGCTAGCTAAGAAGGCCTCTAAACAAGGTCATCTGGCAACTGTTGATTTCTCGTCTGCAAGTGATAGTATTAGCCGTGAACTCGTTCGTGAGGTTTTACCTCCCGCATGGTTTAAGCTTCTTAATACTTGCAGGACTCCCCTCGGTCGTCATGAGAACTCGATAATCAGATGGGAGAAGTTTTCCAGTATGGGAAACGGATTCACATTTGAGTTAGAGTCGCTAATCTTCTTCGCAGCTGCTCTTGCAGTTTGCGATTTCCTGGGCGTTGAGCACAGGGAAGTTAGCGTCTACGGGGATGATGTCATCATACCTGTAGAAGCTTATGACCTCTTCGCGTCATTCAGTGCATTCTTGGGGTTCAAGGTAAATAACGATAAGAGCTTTGGCTCGTCGTATTTCCGAGAATCCTGCGGGGTGCACTGGTTTGACGGCGTTGACTGTAAACCTATCTTTCTAAAAGAAAGACTTCAAAGTGTACAATCAATTTACAAATTGGCTAATAGTGT